AGGGGCTGGAATACATACTATACCCTCAGGCGGAGTCCATTTAAATGTATCTCCATCCCACAAACTGACGTTTTCAACAACGCCATCACGAATCATTGCGTATCTAATTACCATGAGATTACCACTACCTTTCCTGCTGCTCCATTACCACCTGCACCACCAGTGGTAGTTCCACCACCACCACCTCCACCACCACCGCCCGGTACACCACCATTACCACCAGCAGAGCCAGTTCCAGCATTATTAGCTGACCCGCCTGCGCCGCCTGTACCTGCTTTAGTTGAATCCCCTGCCACACCATTTGCCGATGCTGTTCCTGTATTTATTGCTGCTGGTGTTGCCCCGCCACCGCCTACAGTAGCAGCACCGCCAGTTGAACCTCCTACTCCACCAAGTTGTGAAGTTCCGGGAGTTGCTGCATCAATACCGCCACCGCCACCGCCACCTGATGCAGAAAAATATGATGAACCTCCTACTCCACCTGCAACTGTGGATGTAGAACCATGACCACCACCTCCACCACCTAAATAAGCATTCCCAGTAGGTTGAAGTACAGTAGCGCCTGATGCACCAGGGCCCCCTCTATAGTCATCAGATGAGCCACCACCACCTGCCAGTGATAATGTTGCACAAAGACCACCTGCTGCACCTCCGGAATTTATTGACGAACTTCCTGCCGCAGAACCTCCTGCACCGCCGCCTGAACCACCGCCAGCATTTACAAGATTTCCGCCCCCACCTCCACCGTAAGCAATCAAAAAGTTACCAAACTGAGATGTATTTCCGACTGATCCTGCATTACCACTACCGGATGTGCCACCTGTACCACCAATCTTAGAAGCGGCAACGGTAACACCAACAGAGGGAGTTATTTCAGCAGTCAGAAACTGCATTTGCACATGCAAACCTCCGCCGCCAGCACCACCACCGGGTCTTACAACGCCTGCTGCCGCACCCGTTCCACCGCCTCCAGAGCCACCGCCACCATAACAATCAACAAGCGTGTATGTTGCTCCAGTAGGGCGAGTCCATGTTCCATTAGCCGTAAATACTTGAATATCAGTTACCGCAGTAGGAGCAATCAATACATTACCATTGGAATCTATGATTGACCAACCCCTTGTATCTGTAAATTGCAATGTGCAATTAGGAGCAAGTGCCATTGACGCCACATAGTTATATGTAGTTGAGTTATCGTTTAATCGTATTGTTACGTTTACAAAGTCTGTGTCTTTGTTTGCAACCGTAATCAGGTTAACTTTTCTTTGTGTTGACGCTGCTGGCGCAGAAAGAATATCAACAGCCGTTGCGTTATTTGTTGTTGAAAGCTGAATTGCAGGCGTTGTCGTTGTTGATGTGAAATCGACATAATCAACAACAATAGGTAATTGATTGGCAGTAACTGCCGCACCAAGCAAGATTTGAAGTTTACGGGTTGTTGTGTCAAGTATCATATTTTCACCAAGAGTAGACTACTACACGACCAGCCGCACCATTGCCACCAGCACCACCTGTGGATGTTCCACCGCCACCGCCAGCTCCGCCACCTCCGGGGAATCCTCCTGCACCACCAGCACCACCTGTGCCTCCATTATTTGCTCCACCTCCACCTCCGCCTGTTCCGCAAGCAATAGATGAACCTGTTGCGCCTGCAATACCTGACGCTCCCCCCGACCCGCCAGCCGCACCGCCACCGCCAGCCGCAGTTGCAGAACCTCCAGTAGAGCCACCTGCACCGCCATTAGTTGCAATATTAGCCGCAGATATTCCACCGCCTCCACCTCCGCCAGCAGCAGAATAATACGAACTACCGCCTGTGTTTCCTGCTACTGTAGAAGTTGCACCGCCCCCGCCTCCGCCGCCACCTAAATAACTTGAGTTACCTGCAACTGTGGTAGTTCCACCCGCTACACCAGAAGCTCCAATATTTGTTGCATATAAAGTTAAACTGGCAGACGTTGCAAATGCTGATCCGCCAACACCCGCTGTGGCTGATACTGTACTGCTACCAGCAGATGTACCACCACCGCCGCCGCCACCGCCGCCACCTGCCGATCCGTTTCCGCCTTTAGCGCCACCACCGCCAGCATATCCGTAAAGCAATGTACCAAATGATGAATTATTGCCAATAGACCCATCAGAACCAACTGCTCCTGAACCGCCAGCGCCACCAGTAGAAGTTCCACCAACAGTAACTGACACGGTTCCCGCTAAATCAGATATTTGAAAAATAGAAGTTAACCTATTTCCTCCTCCTCCTGCTCCGCCTCCGGGTCGAATACTGCCAGCTGCCGTACCTTGACCACCACCGCCGCTACCACCTCCACCAGTTACTTCAACATAAGCCAAAGAAACATAACTAGGTTTAGTCCAAGTACCGTTAGCAGTAAATATTTGCACATCAGAATATGCAGAACCTTGAACAGACAAAATCTGACCAGATGCGTTGATTACAAACCAGCCCCGTGTATCTGTAAACTGCAAAGTTGAACCAACAGCAATAACTATTGATTGAGCAACCCCGTAAATTACAGAATTGTCGTTAATCTGTATCGTTATTGTTATTGGTGATGTATCTTTGTTGGCAACAGTAATACCATTAATTTTGTACTGTGTACTAGAGGCGGGAGCAGAAAGAACTGTTACCGCAGTTGTAGAGTTTGTCGTACTTAATTGAACAGATGGTGTAGTTGCACTTGAAGTGAACGATACATAGTCAACAGTAACTGGGCATTCGTTAGCTGCTACCGCAGAGCCAAGTACGATTTCAAGTGTTTGAGTTGTTGAGTTAAGTATCATTACCAGCCCCAAACTCTAACTTGGCCTGCTGCACCTTTACCACCAGCACCACCAGCGGTAGTTCCTGCTCCACCACCCGCCCCACCACCGCAAGGAAATCCGCCATCACCCCCAATACCGCCTGTTGTTGTATTAGATGATCCACCACCACTGCCACCACTGCCAGCCCATCCAGCAACGGATAACCCTTGCAAGCCTTGTCCGCCACCTGCAAGACCACCAGTCAATGCACCTGAAGCAGCAATTGCACCCAATGCACCGCTTGGCCCAACTGTTCCGCCTGCGGATTGGGTACTGACTGCCGTCAATCCTGCGCCAGAAGAGCCGCCACCCCCGCTAAACCATGAGCCATAAGCGTTTTGCCCTAGAGTTCCTGTTGTGGTTGCCGCCCCCCCAGAACTACCACCTAAAAAAGAAGCAAAGCCTGTTCCTGCTCCACCTCCACCCGCACCTCGACTATCCGGAAAAGAAGTTGATGATATACTTGCAGCAAATGCAGCCCCTCCAAGTACACCTCCTGATCCTGTATTAGAAGTTCCAGCAGATGTAGCGCCCCCTCCTCCTCCACCCGCACCTCCGCTTGAACCATTACCGCCAGCACCACCACCACCCGCATACCCAATTAAATAAGTACCAAAAGAAGAATTGTTACCAATAGAACCGTTGCTGCCTGCGCTGGAAGAACCCCCTCCAGCAGCAGATGTTTGTGCGCCAACAGTAACGGTAACGGTAGATGGTAAATCCTTAGCAAGGAATAATTGACGAGTTCGCTTTCCACCACCACCAGCGCCTCCGCCTTGGCGTATTATTAAACTGGCACTACCTTGACCTCCGCCTCCGCCACCACCTCCGCCTGATACTTCAACAAGGAAGAATCGACAGTTTCCGGGCTTGTACCAAGTTCCATTGGCATTAAAGTCTTGCACCCAACCACTACGCAATTCCGCAATACCACCTGATGTTCCAACTAATCCCCAACCATTTTGGTCTGTAAATTGAAGTGTTTGTCCTCTTGGAACAGAAATGGACTTAATAACCTCATACTTTGTGCTAGATACATTGAACTGAACAGTAACAACAATTGTGGTTGTGTCTGCGTTATAGATTGTGATGTTGTTGACTTTGCGTTGTCTACCAGCAGATGGTGCAGAGAGAAGCGTTACAACTGTTGTTGAATTGGTTGTTGTTGCATTTAAAGCAGGTGTTGTGGTGGTTGCAGAGAACTCAACGTAATCAACAGTTACAGGCGACTGATTGGTAGCCACTGCGCCACCAAGAACAACTTCAAGCGTTTGGGTTGATGTAATAATCATAGTCTTAAACTTACTATTTTTCTTACTGCTGCTTGTGCGCTAATATTTGCGCCAGTTTCATCAAGGTTTACCGATCTTCCAGCTGGATAAGTAACAAACACATTGACTGTGCCAGAAAATGTTACAGCCGCATTTGAATTGCTAGAAGATAAAATTGTTGTGCGTGTTAGTGTGGGGCCTGTAGTTGAATATGTACCAACTCCAACCTCCCAATTACCAGATGCATCTGTGGCTGAATAGTATGTGGTGTTTGTGTTGCCAACAACAGCAAATGTTTGAAAGCCTGTGACTGCGCCGGTAAGCGTAAAGCTAACCGTTGTATTGGCTGTACTTGTTTCCTGTACTCGGTCGTATAAAGCTAATGCCATATCTTTTTATACCGTGTCAATTAGTTGCCAATTTGCTGACTGACTATCATCTACATCACTCCAACCGGGTGTTTGTGAATTGTTTATCGCCGTCCAAGCCACAGATTGAGAATTGTCAATACTTGCCCAAGCAGGTGTTTGTGATGTGTTTATTGTTCCCCAATCCGGGGTCTGGCTATCGTCAATTGTTTTCCAGTATACAGCAATCACATTACCAGTCAAGCCAGAAGCAGCCACTCCCGTCAACGCAATAGTTGTATTTAAACCTACAGAACCCGTAGCGCCAGATGCGCTTCTACCAGACAAAATTTGCGTTGCTATGACGCTGCCAATAGCGCCTCTGGCAGCAGTACCAGACAATGCAATAGATGCGGCGCTGGCTATTGTTCCTGCAAAACCAGATGCAACCACTCCACTGAGAGGTATAGAAGTAGACTGTGCAACAGAGCCGACCGATCCAGATGCAGCCACCCCACTTAATGCTACGGAAATATTGGGGGTTGCTGTGCCTGCGTTGCCAGATGCCGATACCCCAGATAATGCGACTGTCACGCTACTGGAGACAGACCCCACTGACCCAGCGGCGGATACCCCAGATAAAGATATAACTCGTACAACATCACCAACAGAGCCTGTGGCTGCTACACCAGATAAAGCAATAGAAGTATTTGGTACAACAGAACCGACCGAGCCAGTAGCCAATACTCCGGATAACTCTATAACTTGTACAACATCACCAACAGAACCAACAGAACCAGAAGATTCAACGCCCGTTAAAGCAACAGACGTATTAGGTGTGACATTACCAACCGAGCCGGTTGCCTCATTTCCAGTTAATATTACGTCAGGAGTTTTAACAAAACCAGCTTCCCCAGAAGCGGCTACACCAGATAATCCAACCAAAATATTTGATACAACTGAACCAACTGATCCAGTTGCCGCATTCCCAGCCGTAGCAATCGTATTTGAGGTTGTTACCGTTCCTACAGATCCACTACTAGCTACACCACTAAGCCCAATGCTGCTTGTTGCAGAAACACTACCAACCGAACCAGAAGCAGATACCCCAGATAAAGCAATAGATAAATTAGGTGTAACATTACCAACCGAACCAGAAGCAGATACCCCAGATAAAGCAATAGATAAATTAGGTGTAACATTGCCTACAAAACCAGAGGCGGTATTGCTGGTTACTGCCTGACTGCTTGTAACCGTACCAACCGAACCAGAAGCTGCAACTCCAGATAAAGCAATTGATAAATTAGGTACAACTGTTCCAACATTGCCAGCAGCAGCCGACAAAGGCGTCAGATCAACAGTAACGTTTGAAGACGATGCCGCTGGTAAAGCGGCAAAGGGGGTTTGTGCAAATGCGGAGGTACCAAACATGGTTTACGGCGTAAGCCGCCTCCGCATTAAGTTGTAGCTAAACGCAACAGTGCAGTAGTTGTAGTATTTGATGGCATCGTTAATGTAAAAATGCCAGCCGTGATTGTTTGCGATCCAAATGTATGAACACTGACTGTCTTACCACCTTGAGTGTTGTTATAAATAACTACAGTATCAAAAGCTGTGGATAATGTTACTGGCAAACCAGAGGTTCCATACACCAAGCTTGCGGAAGAAGTCCAGTAAGCCACGCCTGCGGTAGACGATGAATTGGTTGCAGTAGGCGCTGTTGCATTTGTAACTGTTATACCGCCAGCAGTGTAGTTAGTACCAGATACTTCTGATGTTCCAATATTGGATGTGGTAGGCGCTCCAGTGCCAGGAGTACCAACGTTGGTTTGACCCGCATTTACAGTGCCAGAAGCCAAAACTAACAACGCTTTAAACGTATCAGCAGTTGCTCCTGCGCGAGTTGGAGAAGCACCAAAGTTATGGGTTGCAGTCAACAGCTCGCCCATGAAAGAGGTACACATTGATTGAGTATTTGCCATGATGTTTCCTTAGAAAGAAGCGGTGTCACCGCCAATAAAGTTGGGCATTTTTTTCAGGGTTACGTGTGCAGAGCGATGGACAAGTTCGTCACCTTCCCAGTACTCAACCCATGTAGTAAGTTCATTATCATTGTCGATTGTGCCTTCTCGCTTTTCAAACAGAGAATCATCCATTTCGCCTTTGGTTGTTGTAATTAACATTATGAAATCCTTATGATTGCTGAAGTGTTTGAGGGACTTGGAAATTGTACAGTGAATGTTATATTGGAAGTTTTATCAGAACCAAAGTCCAATACGCAAACTGCTGGATTACCGCCGCCGCTCTGATAAATTAATGCGCCACGGGCAGTCAAAGATGATGTCCATACTGCATTATTAAATGATATGTACGCCGTTGTACCTGAATTACCTACCGTAGGTGTCTGTGCAATCGTAAGAGCAAGACCACCAGCCGTGTACCCTGAAGCCACAACTTCGCCCGTAGACGTATAAGCCGTGGTAGTGGCATCAAGCGCGGCTGCATTAGTGTACAAAGCAATCTTGAACGAGCCGGACGTAAAGTTGAACGTCCCGTTCATCATGCCTGTTTTGAATGTGTTGCAAGCCCAATTGCCGGTAAAAGCCATTACGTCACCGCCTGTCTGTACTGTCCAGACCGGTAGGCATCTTGACGCTCCATGCCATCACCCAAACGTTTTGCCAGCGCAAGTGCTTCTTTGTATTTCATATCATATCCAGCAATGATGTCAGCTTCACCTTTCATAAAGGTATACGCTTCAACCAACGAGCCGTACAAAAGCACAGTGTCAAAGTTGTCTCCCAACCATGTCTGTCCACCAGCAACTGTTGTAATAGATTCTGGATAATAGTAGTAATGCAACTCAATGCTATATGACGTGTCTGGGGTCGGGCCAAGAATAAAAGTCAATTCTTTTGCATCTGTTGATTGAGGGCCAAACAGTGCGTAGTATTTAGGTGTGGCTGTATCTGTTGGTGTTGGATATGCTTGGCGAATGAAGTTCACATCTTTATTCAACAAATACTCATAAGAGCCAGTTGCATCAATAACAGCCATTGAATACACAGCGAGAAAATCAGTTGGACATGATAAATATTTATTGCTTGCTGTTGC